TTAAATAAAAAATCCCCGTTTTATCGGGGATTTTCTTTATCTCTTATTCTGTAATGCTTTGCGCATTTCTTCCATATAAACCTTTAGAACTTCGGCTTTTGCTCTCGCTTTTGCGGAATTAAATCCTTTCTCCATAAATGGTCTTGCTTTCATTTTCTTTGTACCACGTTCAAGCATAAACCAATAGAACGGGTCTGTACGATCTTTTGTATTATCGCTCACTCTTGCCATTTTTCGCCCTTTAGTCCGTTTTACAAGAATTTTAGTAATACCTCCAGAGCCATCTTTATAAATCTTTGTTGTATGCCTAATATTGTTTTTTACTGTGGCTCTCTGCCTAAAATCAGTGCTTTTATCTAATACAGGTACATCTTTCTTTATTTCCTTTTCTATCACTTTAGCACCAGTATTTAATGCTTTACGCATTGCTTTTTTCTCTTCTTTAAGTGCCCCTTTGACTTTATTCACAAATAACGCAATTTGATTTGAAAACTCACCCATGTTCTTTTTTCCTATAATTCAACACCATTAAACTCTTGCAATGCTCTCTGATGTTCTTCAGATAACTCAAAAATCAGATCGCCATATTCAAGCTGATAAGTGCCAAATGACATTAAAAAGGCTATTGCTGGGTCAATCTTATTAGCTGCCTTTTTCTTGTTTGGTTTAATGTTGGCGTTGGCATCGGTTTCCATGACCACATTGGATAATGCCCACGCTAAAACAGGGTCGCCATTGTGTTCTATCACTTGGCGATTAATTAGCACCTCTGCGGATTTTGCTACAGGGCTAAAACGTTGATAGGTTTGCGGGAATGGTTCAACTTCTAAGCCCGCACTTTGTAACTGTGTTCTAAGGTGTGTGGCATTCCATACGTCAAAGCCGATCATTTTGATATTAAAGCGTTCGGCATCTTTTAAAATATCATCTCTGATTTTGTCATAATCAATACAATCACCCTCAGTAATACGTAACCAACCTTGGCGCACCCATTGGCGGTAGATAGCTCTGTTTTTGTTGGCTACATTATTAAGCTGATACTCAGGCAAATAATGACGAGTAATTAACCTCACTTTTTGACCTTGCGGGAAAGTGTAACAAATACTAGTCAGGTCATTAGTTGAGGATAAATCTAAGCCCATATAACAATCCTGATGTAATAGGCTGCTTTCCTCATAATCCCGTTGACATAACGTCCAACTGCCCTCACTTAGCCAAGGGGTTGTACCTTGGCACCAAACATTAAAGCGTTTCGTTAACATTTCCACCCATTCGGACGGTATGCCACGGGCTTTTTTAATCGTGTTCTCAAAATCAATTAGGGGAATAGATTGATTAATATTGGGATTAGCCTTGATCCAAGTATCAGGATTATCTATTTCGCTTTCATCATCTAACTCAAAAATTAAAATAAAAATACTGTCGTTTTTCTCGTTACCTTCGAGAATTTGTGAGCAATAGTCATAATGCTGTTTACAAGCTGAAATGGTATTACTCCCCGCGGTGGTAATCGCAAATAGAAGCCCTTCTGGTCTTGCCCCTTGTCCTAATTCTAATGCACTGTAAACGCTGTTATCTGCGTGTAAATGGTATTCATCCACTATCGCAAGACTTGGGTTTGTGCCTTCAATCGTGGAGGATTTGGCGGCTAACGGTCGCATAAGGCTATTATTTTGCGGGTAAATGAGTTTATGTTGTTGGATTTGTACTCGTTTTCTTAAAGGCGGTGAAAGCAAACACATTTGGCGGGCATCATCAAACACAATACGAGCTTGATCACGGCTTACCGCTGCGGTGTAAATATCTTGCTGACCTTTTTCCATCACTAAAAACCAGTTAGCTAAGACGGCTGCAACGGTAGATTTAGCATTTTTTCTTGCCACTTGAATATAAGCAGAGCGGTATTTTCTAAGCCCTGTATCTGTATACTTAAAGCCTAGAATATTCGCAAATAAAAAGACTTGCCAATCACTCAAGATAATTGGTTTACCGCGTAAATGTCCCTTGACATGCGGACATAATCGAGAGAAAGCCAAAAATTGATTAACGATTTTTTCATCAAAATAATAATCAGGATTAGTTAAATCTTGAAAATAACGCTCAACGGCTAACTTCACCTTTTTACAAGCAATAATCTCACCGCTTTTTACTTTCTCTGCGTAGTCGTGCCAAATACTCATTACAATGTTAAAAGCTCATCTATGGCATCCACGCCCTCAATAGTGACGGGGTTCTTTTTACGGCTTACAGGATCGAACCCAAGCAACGTGGACATTTTAATCATCACTTTTTCGGCATCGGCTTTAGCTGAAAGGGCGGGATTGCGCGATTGTGTGCCTTGGCTGTTGATAATAACAAAGCCATTTTTCGCTAAATCTGCTACAGAATGGCGCCAAATTGCGTAGTTTTCGCAATAAATCTCAAGATTAGTGAGATCTTCGGGCATAATATCGCCACGCTCTGAAAGCTGTTTAATGCGGGCTTTCCATTGGCTTTTCGCAATATCATCCAAGAAATCAGGCGTTTTATAGGTTTTCTTTCTCGTCATTTGCTTTCCTTATTTTCTAAAAAATTGCCTTGCGTAAAAATTTGATTGGGGGGGCGGTTCTGACGGCTTGGACATTTCTTTTCAAAACTCCCCCTACCCGTCTAGCATTGTTTATAACTCACTCCACAAAAATCATGATATAAATCAATTGGTTAATTTTCCATATAACCACTTCTATCTTGCCAGCATTCCTCCAGCTCTCATTTGGTCGCCCATATTTTTATAAAATCTTTCATCTGCAATCTTATCCATTAGATTAGTTAGCTCAACTGTAATATGAGTACCATCAATACGATCCTCTGCTTTCACAGATGCCTTCATAGGTTGACCTTGATTATTTACATGAACATACACTGGAGCAGTTCTGTTGCCTTGGTTCTGAGTTCTGGATTGACTAGTTAGGAATTTTTTTAAGTCTTGGTTAGTCCGACTATCAACAACACGCTCACCTTTATCAAGCAACCAAGTCCCCTCTCTTGGAATGTTATCTATCCCAGAGTGCGCTTGTCCTGAAAGGTTCATTGTTGTACCTGAAATGGTAGAAACGATACTTGAAGTGGCAGAAATGACGCTTGCAATTGCACTTAGGTTTTGTGGCCACGGCAAAGCAGAAGCGTTAGCAATACCTTGTTGAATCTTGACGATAGACTCAGCAATAGCAAATGCTTTGGAGGCAGCAAACATAGCTTTATAAATACCAGACTGTTTACCTGCCGCTTGACCGATTAACTCTGTCGTGTCCATCAATGCTGAACTCATTGCAGAGAAACTATCAGCGTACATATCAAGCTCTTGATTCTTTTTATTGAGATTATACTCATCCCAAAGTGCTTTTTGCCTTTCAGACAACTCTTGATCTGATAAAAGCTTCTGCTCATTGAAAGATTTATAAAACGCTAATCTTTCTTGGAGTTTATTCATTTCATCTTGAGCCGGATCATAAGTTCCTTTGAGTCTGTCTTCAAAACTCACGGCTTTTTCTTTGGCAACATCAGCTAACTCATAAGCAGAATCCCACCTTGCTTTGTTTGAAACGTATTTTGCGTCATCACCACTAATAGCTCCGCTACTTCTTAATTGCTCAATCTCTTTGAGCTGTTTTTGCAGTTCATTGCGAATCTTGATCTCTGGCATGTACTTTTCAAGCAGTTTAATCCGCTCTTGAGCTGCTTTCTCACTAATTTGAGTTCTGAGATTCTCATTTTGCCTGTGTGACTCAGTAGATTTATCACCTTGCTCTTTCAGTTTGGATAAGTATCTATCACCAGCTCCGACAAGATAGCTAAATGTTCCATCAATGGCGTCTTTAATATAGTCTTGGCTGAATGCTTCTGTTAGTGCATTACCTAGCCTATCCTTGATATCTTGTTCAGCTTGTGTAACTTCCAGTCTAAAACCACTTAAATCAACTTTCCAATCAGAAGTATCTACTAAATTTCCATTACCGAACTTTTCAGATATATAGTTCAGCATCTCAATTGGAGCCTTGAGAAAGTCAATAATTTTATTAATGCCGATTTCAACTATTTTTAGTAATCCATTAATTGCTGATTTACCATAACCAGTCAAAACAGCAGGAAAATTACCCCAAATAATCTTAATGGCATCAAATCCAAAGTTCCACGCACCAAGAATGCCATTTATTAGTGATTTGAAATAATCAAGTACAGCTCCACCAAATGAGATCACAGTATTAACTACACCGCCAAATATATCACCCAGCGTGTCTGTAGCGTCATTCCAAGTGAGGACAAACCAATCTGCTACATCACCTACAACAGTTTTAAAGTCTTCCCATACACCAAGCGCAACATCACCCCATGTTGCGTTCATAGTGGAGGCACCTACTTCCATACCACTAATAAATTGATCAAACGCATAAGCGGCACCAATAATAGCTACAGTAAGCATTCCAATTGGGTTTGCTAACATTGCTACAGTAGCACCTCTTACTGCTCCAGTTAGACTTCTAAAGCCAAATGAAAGCAATCCAACACCATCATTTGCAGATTTGAAGTTAGAGGCTAAAGAAATAACATTAAATGCCGCATAAGCTGATGTTGCGTAAATAGCCGCCTTGGCGAAACTATCAAAATTTAAAGCTAGAGTTGAAACTAACGTTGCTAAACCACCAATAATACCGGTGGAGGTGTTGATTTCAGAAACCCATTTTAAAACTGAGTTCTGTAATAAGGTCATTGATTGCCCGAAAGTTAAGGGCATTTTCTCAAATGATTCCGAGATTTTCTCACTTGCGCCACTAATTGATTCAAAAATTATCTTAGAGGTGATTTTTCCTTCTGAAGCTAACTTTTGAACTTCCGCTCTAGATTTCCCCATATACTCAGCAACTACATCTAAAATAATTGGTGCTGATTCGGAAATTGACTTAAATTCATCACCTTGCAACCGCCCAGAACCTAATGCTTGAGATAACTGAAATAGAGCAGTCGCTTGTTCTTGCGCACCAACACCACCAACAGCCATTGCTTTGTTAAGTGTTTCTGTGAATACAAGCACTTGCTTTTGACTATATTTATAGTCTTTTAACGCCCTTGAAGAACGAACATAAAGCGTAGTGGTTGCCTCTAAACTTCCTCGTGTTCTCTGCGCGATATCGAATAATTCTGGCTTTACTTTTTTGTATTCTTGCGTTGAGCTAGTCACAAATTTAATTTGTGTATTTAACGCAGTCATCTTGTCAGTCATTTGAATAATTGTGCTGATCCCTTGAATACCCAAACCAACAGCAAGAAGTGATTTTAATCTCCCAATTGTTTTAACAAGGCTTTCAATGTGCTTTTCTGCTCTTCCTGCACTGCCTTGTAGTTTATTAAGATCTTTATTCGTTCTATCGATACCAATAGATTTAAACTCTACACTAAGTGTTGCAAAATCTGCCATAATAGCCACCTATAACATTTTGATTTACTTTTAACATTCCCCAAATTTTGGGAGCGTTCATTTCTTCGCTCCATAACCACGTTTATCTATGACCCTCGTTTTATAGCTATGACAATCTCGGCATAATGCTTGGTGATTACTTTCAATCCAAAACAACGGATCGGCTTGTCCATTCTCAACGGGTTTAATATGGTCAATTACTGTGGCTGGCGTATATTTCCCTTGTGCTAAACACATCACACATAGAGGATGTTGTTTTAGGTATTGGATTCGGTATTTGCTCCAGTTGTGATCGTAACCACGCTTGGATGCGCTTACTCGGTTATCCTTTGGCTTATGATCTTCACATCGTCCAGCTTTCACCTTGTTTCTACAACCAGGGGAAGTACAACGCTTTAATGGTTGATAGGGCATAAGATTCCTTAGTAAACACAAGGCTCACGGTACACATCCCATAATGATTTAATCGTCATAGGTGCGGGATTTAAGTTAGCTAAATCTGTAACGGCTTCTCGGTTTGCGTAGAGGTAGGCGATATACATCAAGCATCCAACCTTAATTGATTGGTTGAAGGGAATAGTTCTATCTGTTTCTTTATCGCCAAAGGTTTTCCCAATATGACGTTGTGCCACTTCTAAAGCAGTTACCGCATAAGCTCTTAATAAGTCATCATCTAAATCAAACTCATCCGCTAGATTTAAATGCGCTTTGATTTCCTGTAAATCGATTAAGTTATTAATATCCGCCATACGCCTCACCATCTTTACACATAAGTTGTAACTCTCTGTGTTCTTCTTTGCTGTCAATCACTGAATAAATATCGAAATATTTATCACCATATTTAATCCGCATTTTTCGCGTTACTTCAGGCATATAGCGGATACGAATCCGTGTAATATTTTCACCTAACTGAAAAGGACCACTAAAATATTCTCTCCCCTGTAAAGGTTCGATACTGGCTCGCACTGTGGCAACATCTTCCCAATAAGGGTTATGATGCCCGTAGGTGTTGCTTTCTCTTTCTTTTTCATAATTACGCTTTTGTAAGGTAATTACTTTGTTATATCGTCCAGCTCTAATCATTCTCGCCATTTCCACCACCTTTTTTCACTTCTACGGTTTGTTTCCATGCTTGGCTAAATTCTTCACCACCTACATAAGGTGCAAGCCCCTCACGTCTGCGGACTTCGTTAGGATTCATGATCCCCGCCTTGATTGCCGTATCGTAACTATTAAAGCGGTCGTTTTGGCTTGTGTGTAGCAAGTCGCTTGTATCAAACTCAATTAAATAGCGTTGTTTACTTTGACGGGTCACATCCACCATCAAGGCATCTTTTAATTGTTGTTCAAAGTTAGTGAGCCACGGTCTTAAAGTTTGTGATAAAAACGCACGGCTTGCCTCGCTAAAATTCGAGTAAGTCGAGTTGGAATAATCTTGTAAAAAGATTGGGCTAATGTTGTAGATACGGGCAATATCAGAAATGGTAAAGGTTCGACTGGCTAACCATTCGGCATCTTGGTTAGTCATGCCTAATTGCTTATATTCCATTGAACCTTCAAGCACTGGCGTTTTACCTGCATTTTTTGCGCCTTTGTAACGTTCTAATGCTTTAATGGCTTTTTGTGCTTTTGCCTCATCTAACCATTCGGAGGTTGTAATGAGTCCACTCGCCATTAAGCCATTTTTCATCACGGATGCACCGTGCTTTTGTTGGGCAATACCTAAGCCCACCGTTTCACGACAAATGGCAATCGGGGAGCGACCCATAAAACCATCTAAAGAAGAGTGGCGTAAGTGTAAGATTTCATCCTGAAGGTAGTTTTTTACTTTGCCATTCAGATCGGTGATTTGGTAAATGTAATCCCCTTTCGGATTTATGAAGATATTCACCGCACTAGGTTGATAAGGAGTAAGGCTAACTGGCTGACCTGTTTTATCCCATTCAATCACGGCATACGCATTACCGGTTAATAAACAATGGCGCATCATCGTATATTTAAACTGGTAAGGGGTTTGACTGCGGCTTGGCATTTCATTTAACAGAAAATCCACAGGATGATCAAAAACACGCTCCCGTCCATCTTGTTTTAACTGATATAAATAACAAGGCATAGAAGCAACTGCCTCCGCAATCACCGTAACGGCATTCATCACTGCGGGTAAACTTTCTGCGGTAGTCGGAGTAACAAACTCCCCCGCCCCTGTGTTTGCCACACCCATATAAGAGAGTAGCTCCTCAATGATTAAGCTGTTGCGCTGTTCTGTTTTCTTTTTAAATGGCCACATATTACAACTCCGCCAATTCAGCCCAACGATCTAAAAGTGCGGTTGTTTTTGACTGTAATTTTGCTTGTGCCATTGAACGCTGGGCAATCTGTACGTTACTTTCAGGATAAGCAGGAATACTGGTTACAGTAATTTCCACCAGCTCCGCACTTGTTACAATCCGTTGGCAAGGAGTAACATCAAAATTCCAACTTTCAGCCTTCGCACGAAAACCAAAGGACATTCCTGTAATATCACCACGTTTTACACTGACTAATAAATCTTTACCTAAACTGGTTTCAGGCGGGGTAAGTTCAAAGCGTAAGCCTATGCCATCCTCTTCGAGTTTTAAGGTGTTGGCTTGAGTTCGTCCTAATAACTTAGTATGGTCATGTTCAAATAACGCACGCACATCCGCACCGCTCAATAAAGTTTCACTAAATGCCCCTAGGGAAAATTGCTCAACAAACTCGCCCCACATTAATTCACTTGGGCTATTCCATTTCACCACATAGCCAATCAATTTTTCATTCTCTGCACTCAGTTCTGATGAGCGGATTTCAAAATCTTTATTCATAGTTTACCTCTAACAAAAAAGGGCTAAATTAGCCCCCTTTTGTGTGTTTCATTAAGCTAGGGTTTCGATAAACTTAATCGCATTGCTATCGACTACGCCACCGCCTAAATATTTATCGGTGTGGACTTTATAAAAGCCTGGCTCGGTAAGATTATCTGGTCGAGTTCTTACGCCTGTTTCATGATCCACAATGAAGTAACCACGTTTAAAATCACCAAAGGCAATCACGGCTTTATTCGCACCACTTGCTGGCATAGTTTCTAAGAAATACACAGGGCGACCTAAAAGGGTAGAAGGCGCATCTACGGTTAAACCATCACGCCAAACAAAATCACCATTTTTGTTCTTCAGTTTTTGAAGTGCTGCGGCAATGGTTGAGGACATCACCCAAACGGCATTTTTACGATATTTGCTGTGTAAGGTATAGAAAAGATCGATAAGGGTATCGGCTATGATTTTATCCGCACTTGCGACTTCGATTTTTTGAAGTTCGCCAAACGTACGGGTTTTATCCGCTGTGGTTGAGCGGGTATATTGCAACAATCCTTTGGCTTTTTTGTCACCATCGCCCGCGGTTAAATCCGCCTCTTCGGTTTCGGTAAAGCTTTCACTAATTTCATCCGTTAACCAGCCTAGAATATCAATGGATGAAAAATCCAAGATTTCTTGCGTAGTTTTTGGATAAGCATAAATTGGGTTTAAAGCAATACTGACCTCATGTAACTTAGGTGCATTGGTCGCATTACGGGCTTGACCTTCATCACCATGAGCCACCACCGCACCACCAGCGGAAACAAGCTTTTTATACTCTTTCGCCCCTACAGGTAAGCGAACCACATTACAGATTTGACGCATCACGCTATCATCTGTTAAACGTTTCATCACTTCCTTATCAAGTTGAGGGATGACAGAATAGCCCCCATCTTCTTTTGAGGTAGTAGAAAGGGTATTTGTACGCAATTCACCTGTTTTAATGTAATAACGTAACTCATCATTACTTAGTTGTGCCTTGCCACCTGTTTCCACTGGTTTCCCACCTTGTAAACCTAAACTGCGTTCTTCATCGGCGACAGTTTCGTAACGTTCGATTTCCTCGGACATTTGTTTTACCGAGTCTTTTAACTTGTCAAACTTACCGCTTTCCTCTTCATTCAAAGAGCGGTTTTCTTTTTCTGCGCTTTCTAATAAGGCGCGCATTTCGGCTGCGTGTTCCGCCTTTTTCTGGCGTAACTCTAATAGTTTTTTGAACATATATGCTCCTTAATATTCCTTAAAATCATACTCGATAGAATAAGTGAGGGTGCCAGATAGCCAGACATGGTTATCAAAATCGTACTCATATTCAAAAGAATACCCAGGTGATACTTGATCAATATTCTTATAAGTATGTTTAGAAATAATGTTGTGAATTTTTTCAATGAGGAGATCTAGCTTTTCTTCGCTAGAATAAAATGGAATATAAATTGCAATAACTAAACGAGATTCCCAATGAGTATGACCAATAGATACTGGTTCACACTCTGCCCCTTCAATGTAAACAGATAAAGCTGGGAGCTGCATTTTTGGATCTGTAAAAAATACTCTTCCATTATGCAACCCTTTTACCTCTGGCAAACGTTCTTCAATTAATGCAATAACTTCTTTTCTAATCTGATTGTGAATAAGCATAGATTTTCCAATTTCATCTTAATTAAGACGGCTTACAATAAGCCCATATCACAATATAATCAGAAAAAAGAGTAAGTAAATATGCTAAAAATCAATAGTTTAGATACGTTTAGAAACGTTGAGTAGATATTTTTTGATTGATTATTTTTTAATCGGAAAAAGAAAGGAGATAGAGATGAGATTACACTTGTGAAT